ATGCAATTTATACAACAATTCGTGTTGTTTTAACAGAACATGGCCGTTTGGTTAAAGTTCAAAAAATGATTTCCCCAGATAATTTTGTAACATTGGCTCAAACCTATCTGGATAAAAGAAAACAAACTTCATATCGAATAGCCTGTAATTTTATTTCTCCGGATGATACAACAGTTTTTAAAATTAAAGAATTTGATTGCTACGGATTTGAACAGAATGTGGACAATATTTTAGATGCAACCTTATCCACCTGTTTGCAATTTATACGAACAAATGTGTTTAGTGTTGGTCAAACTTCAAAATTGTTTTTAGGTTCTAATAATTTATTTTCTGAAAAATCAGGAAACAAGTCTTTTAATGATTATATTCTTACCACTTCAAGCACCGCTCCTTATGATGAGCGTCAAACAATAAATTATGATGCTTCAATTATTGAAAACTTCCTGGATAATTCAAATGATAAATTGCTTGTAAGAAACACACTCAATAATTCTATTGACATTTATAGAAATTTAGGAAGAAATGTTGTAAAAGAATATACTGTATATTCAAATAATGTTTCTGGATTTGGATTTCATGGAAGCATAGACAATGACTATGTATTTCTTTCCACTCTTTCATCTGTAGAAATATACAAAAGAAACAACTACGATTGGAATTACTATTCATCAATTACAACCCTTTCTTCAATTCCAACAAATATTAAATTTAAAAACAATCAAGGTATCATATCTTATATCGATGGATCTGCACAAATATTTGAAAAAGATGGTTTAGGAAATTATAGCAGTGTGTTTTATCTTTCCGGCATATCAAATTCTTCTGAAGGATTTGGTTATTCAATCGCAATGGGTGATTATTTTGCCGCAATAAGTGCCCCTTATAAAGGTTGTTTATATAGTTCTGACGGTGCTGTTTTTGTTTTTACAAAAAATCAAACCACAAACGTATGGTCATATTCCATTCAGCTTTCTGCAGGAGATAATCCTGATGCAAAATATGGTTCTGCCATTTCAATCAGTGACACAACATTAGGCATTAGCCGTCCTGGAAATACAGTTTCGCTCAATTCAAATGCTGGATTAATCGATATTTATGACTATTCAGAATCTAATGAATCTTTATTATTGTTAAAAACATATCCACCCATATCACTAACTCCTAATGTTCGTTTGGGATCTAACATGGATATTAAAGGTAAAATTCTGGCTGCACGATCAACAAATGGAATATCTGTTTATAATTTAAATTGCGATCCTGCATATGTTCCTGCACCTGTTGTTCCTCCTTGTGTCATACAATTGTTGAATCCATTGCCAGTTTCTTTCTTGAAGAAAATAGATTTAAGTGGATATGTTTTGACAATCCAATGTCCGAAACCTCCGGTTGTTCCTTTGAGTTCATATTGTGCATTAGTAGAAATTGTAGATAGCAGCATACCATTATATTCAATCAATGGTTTGGATATCTTAAGTCCTTTGGTATGTCCATTAACAGGAATATAAAATGAAATATAACACAGGAACAATTTATTTGACGGCGGGAGAAAATTTTGTCAGTTACGGCACAATTGACGGTTATGTTTATCGTGATCCGATATTTGGATATAATTTTACATATACTAATGTTCTTTGTTCTGGAACTTTCCGTTCATTGAGTGCACTTCCATCGCTTTCTGCATTACCATTATCTGCTTATACAAACACTTCAACATTTTCGGCATCTGAAAATATTGTGATACACAGATACGAACAGGATGAATTTTTGTTCACAGCACCTGTTCAAATAACATTTTCGTTATCTGGTGTAGATCAAACATTATATAAAATACAAAAAATAACAGCGGATATTAACAATCAATATGTTGAAAAATTCATAGATTTAACAAATCCTAGTTCTACTACACTAGATTCGATTACAGGAATTTATGAAACCGGGGAAGATTTCATCACTGCCCATACAGCAATAATCAGCTGTTATCGGGAAAACTTTTATGTGGATGTATTTGTTGTTCATTTAAGTGCAACACAACCCAGCATAATCAATCCTATTTTAGATTATAAAATTTTGAATTATCAGTTATTGGATGATAACAGAAATTATCTACTAACTTTGCAAGGTTCACAACTTTTGGATATTAATTATGGTGTTTTGGGAACAGGTGATTATTTGTTTATTCCTCCTGTTATTGTGCGCCCCGAACTTCCACCTCTTCAATTTGCAATTACAATTGTTCCTGCTTTAACAACTCAGCCAATATATCCAAATATACCTCCATTAACCGCATATTGTGCCCTTATAACAATTGTAAACAATGATATAATGATAGGAGTTGATGTATTCAACTCAACTTATTTGGTTCCAATTAGTTGTGTTGCCCCGATATATTAATAAATAATTTTATGCCTGTCAGAGTTTTTGATAAAAATAATTGGTCGAACATGGGAGTTTCCTATGTTCAAGACAGGGATTTGGACACAGTTCAACAAAAGATCTTCAGTGATTCATGCATGAATTTTGCTTTTCCTGAATTTTTTTCAAAATCATACGATCAAAAAAATAACAATTATTCCAATATGGTTTTGACATCTTCAATTAAATTTGAAGAATCATTTTCTTTGATGAATCCAGCACAAAAAGGAAATGGGTTTGTAACATACATAAGCAACGGTATAGATGCAATAAAAGAATCATCTCAAAGATATTGGTCTATCAATCCTACAGTTTCATCAAATTATTTGGATATTACCACAAATAATTTTTTTGGAGGAAAAAATCCTAATTACTATTTTGAAATAGATTTTCTTCCCAACAATTTGTGCAGAATTTCTCATGAATATTATAATAATAAATATTATCTAAATTTAAACTTTTTAAACAATAATGTTTATCTTCTTTCTGGCTCAAGTGACATATTCAATTCAAACAGTCTCTATCAACAGGCTTTTGAATATATTTTTGATAACATTAATAACTGTATAACATTTTTTTACAGAAAAAATAATAATGTCTATACATTAACACGATCATCATCATCTCTTACTTTTTTACCTCTTAGCGGAAGTGATATTCAGTTTACAGTAGATAATACTTTTAATATTCTTCCAATAAAATTTAATTTGATTTCTACATTATCCTCTTTTTGGTATTCATACACAAAAGAATTTGATACAAACAATCTTAATGTTGATTGTTCAAAATCCGAAAATACTAAAAATCAAATTGTTTTTCATTCTGAATTCAATAACATAACTTCTGCAGAAATACCATACAATTTCTTTACAGAGAAAAATCCTCTTACTCCAAAATCAGAAAATGTTTTTGTATCGGAAAATAAGCAAGTGCGAAATTATGTTTCTTTAAATACTGGATCATTTCAAGAAAAAGGAAATTTAAAATTTTCTCAAAATTATTTGAGTAAAATAAATGAATATCTGTTTGCCCCTGGAAAAATAAGTTATTTCCATACCCCTTTAGACATGGGTGAATATAATTTTATTAATATAAACGATTCATCATTAGCTGAATCCGGAGCAATTTATTCAGATACACCTGAGTTCTCCGATAAAATATGGAAAAAACTTTCAAACTACAAAGATACTTCAAACTTTGGAAATCCTCGCGGAGAAGTTAATGGAACATGGCTTTGTTCTTGGTTGAGCGGTTCTTGTGATCCTACCACAAGACCAATTTGGTATGACAGATATTTTCTCCCTAACAAAACAACCAGACAAACAGCTTTTTCAGCAAATGATGTTTTCAGTTATGAAAGCTATTACGATTGTATAACAAACGAAGCAACAACACCCACGGAAATTTTTGATATAAAAAGTCAAATGACTTTTGAACCATATTGTCTTTATGCTTATTACCGAATAGGTAAAAACGATATTGATGAATACATAAACAAAAATAATTCTAGCATTTTATTCAATGGTATTGATCAATATTTACAAACAAATGGAACTATTTTGGCTTCTGAAAATGGAGTGTACAAATTTTCAGGAAGTCAATACGGAATTAATGAAACGATTAATAGCAAATCATTTGATAATTGCTTTTCGTTCTTGTTTACTTTAGCAAGCAAAAGTTTCGACAATCCTTTTGGCCATGAAATTATAGGTAATTATAAAAACAGAGGTTTTGGAATTTATTCGGATAGATCCGTTACACCATTTATTAGAATCATAAGTGATAATAAATTGTATATTTACAATCAAGAATTTGGTTTTATTGATAGTATTACATTTAATAATCCACTAATTAATATTGTTCAATTGGAAAGTTTGGATGATTATTTTGTGTTGGATAAAACTGGTGAATTGTTTCAAATAAACTCACAAAATACAATTTTTGATAGCACCCAATATAATCCTTTATCATCTACAATTTCCAATTTCTCTGATGAAACATATACATTTTTCCTTGTTTCACCTAAAGGAGATTTTGTTTCATATAATCGAAGAACTGAAGAATTAGGTTACAACAATTTTACTCGTTTTTATTCAACAACTCCAATGGTAAGCGCACAATCCATAAAGCGGATAGGTTCTGGAGTCTATATTATAGATGGAACTGATGCAGAGATTCGTGAAGGTGTAAGAATTTTTTATAAATCAAACGGTGAAATTCTCGAATGGAATGTAAGCACTAATAATATTGAAACACGTTTTTATAACACAAGTGGAAATATTATGACATTTACAATAGATGATAATCAAAATTTCTTTATTTTTGATAATAAATCCACATGTTATGTACACAATTCAGGTGGATTTGTCATTACAACCTTCAGTTTACCTTCAAGTGCACAAAATGTAGTTGCTAGTGATTTTGGGTCATCATATATCAAAGGAGAAAATACAACAACAATTTATGCCGTTTGTTCTTCCACAAACACGATAGCTTCAATTAATACAAAAACATTTCAAGTTAATGAAAATCCTATAGCATTTAATTATGCTTTGTCTGGATGTTTGTTATCTCCTATCACAAATTCTCTTTACAATCATGAAATTTTAGATGTGAATTATCCTAAAAACACAATTTCGGTTCGTATTAATCTTCCCAACATTTATCCTTCTGAAAATCCGGAAGAATTGAATCTTAAATTTGATGCTTCCCAGCTAAAATTTGGAAATCATGAATTCGCTCTTACTTTGGATTCTGTTAACGGTAATTGTATTTTGTTTGTAGACGGACAAATTGTTGATTCAAAAACTTTTGATCAAGGAAAGTATGCTTTAAGCCAAATCATAAGTGAACCATTCACTTATGGAGCAACACAATATTTTGCTGGAATTAATTTATATGAGAAATTAAAAATAAGTGACGCTTTCACAATAAAAAATCTTGAAATAAAGGATGTATTTTTCTTTACAAAAGCTTTAGATTATTATTCCATACGCCTTCTTCAGAAATATTCCAAAAATATTCAACCTTTAATGTTGAATCTTCCGGCAGAAAATAGAAATTATACAGATACAATTGAGAAATTTTTTAGACAAAGGATTCCTTACCACAAGTCTCCTGCTGTTGATATTTCTATAAATAATTCAAAAATAACAGATCCTAATGCAAAAGCATACATACAGAAACAATTGAATAGTATTATATTAAATAATTTTCCTTATTTGACGCAAATTAAAAATATTGTTTGGAGAGAAAACATATGATAGCCATAAACTCATCTTTCCAAAAAGAAAATCTTATTTTTGATCGGGTTGTAGGAGATTTTATTTCTCTTCCGTATGTATTTGATAAAATTCAAATACCTGTCAATGAACTTAGCGTTGCAGGGGCTATTAATATCCGTTTTAATTATTTGTATGAAAATCTTTTGTATCTGTACTCTCGAACAAAAATTTTAACAAATCAAATTCCATATTCATACACATCTTGGTTAGGTGTTATTTCAGGAAAAACCAAAGCCACATGGAATTCCACTTCCGTTCCAAATACTAGTGCCAGAAACTTTCAAACAGGAATAGGATTATCTGGATTAGATGATATTAAGGATTTTGTTGTTTCCCCAACAACAGATGGTCAAAACATTGTTTTGATTGCATCTCAAGGTCAAACTTTATTTTTTACAAAATTTGATACAGAATATTCTTCATTTAATATTATTCTTTCAAGCATTTATATAGATGAAAAAACACAGTTAAAAAATGGAAACATAACGGATTTGGTTCTTAATGGAAATGATCTTTACGTGGTAGATTCGGTTAATAACCAAGTTCTTTTATATGACGTTGAAGGTTTCATAGGAGGAGAAAATGTAAAATTCAATAAACGATATTTGAAGAAAATCATAGGTGGTCAAGGTGGTCGATATGACAACAATGAATTCAACACACCTTATGCTGCTGATCTTTATCTTTCAACTCTAGTTGTAATGGACAGCGGAAATTCTTGTTTGAAGTTTTTTGACGACCAATTGAATTGGAGATATTCTTTAATATTAAAAAATCTATTTTCTTTGTATACGATTGTTGATATCAAACTTCATAAAAATCAGTTTACAGGAATAACCGATATATTTTTATTGGCCAAAGAAAATAAAATCATAATTCTAAATGTTTCTGATTCTTCATACAAAGTTGTAGATTTTTCCGAAGAAACAAAAACCGGAGAATATTCAATAAAATATTTGTTTAGTAAAGATAATACTAATATTTTTTATATTCTCACAAACAAATCTCTTTATAAAAAATATTTTTCCCGTCCAACAACAAAGATTGGAAAATTTGATTTGTCTAAAGACAATATTCGAAATTATAGCTTGCAAGCTTTGGATTTGTATTTGGACGAAGATAGAGATAGCATTTTTCTTTTTTCAAAAACAACAATTGGAACCAACCTTTCGGCAGGCGAGTTTTTCAGGTTTCTTGAACCTAATGCGACCAATAACATGCTTTATTCTTATGATTTTGATATTTTTTCAAAAGATCAAATACACATAAAAAATGAAGAATATTCACAAAGTCTTACATTCAACAAAAGCATAAGCAAACTTATAAACAATAATTATGTTCTTTTGAATCAATCCCGTCAGAGATTCAAATTTGATTTGGA